CACCGACTACGTCAAGACGACGTCGCGCATGACGGGGACGGTGAACGACGACGATTTTCGCGGCTTTGAGGCTGGCGAGGTGCTGTTTTTGGGGGCCAGTGGTTCGCAACAGTGGGACGAGGAAAAGGGCGACGGTCCCTGGAGCCTGTCCTATAAGTTCGTCGCACACCCCAACTATGGTGCCGGCAAAACGCTGCCGGCTCTGACCATCGGGAACATCGAGGACATCGAAAAGGATGGCCACGACTACCTCTGGGTCCGTTACGAGGACGCGGTGTCTGGCAGCACGCTACTCAAGCGGCCCAAGTTCGTGTACGTCAACAAGGTCTACCGCCGAGCAGATTTCAAAGACTTGGGAATCGGAGTTGAGTGATGAGCCGATCAACTGGCAGGGTTCGGCCAGGTCAGAACATCACCACCGCCTTTTCTGCGCGCGCGTGGAACAGAGCGCAGGACGCCGCCGACATCGTGCTGGGCGATCGCGGCCAGGTGCAGGTAGGCCAGGATTCGCCGCTGGCAAGAGCGCCCAACATCGTTCTGGTCCGCAATGATTCGGATCTGCCGGTGCCGGTCGGTGGCTGCCTGCGCCTGTCTGGCTATGTCGTGATTCCAGGCGAAGGCCGCATCGACAACGAAGACCCGGACGAGGAGGACTATCGGGCGCGGGAGTTCATTCGGCAGCCCGTCCTGACCGGGGACGTCGTCGAATCGCTGACCGATGCGATCGCGGTGGCCCTCGAGCCCGTGGCGGTCAACGCCGTCGGACGGTTTGCGGCTGGGGGCGTGTTCCCCTGCAAGGTGCGCGTGCTCAACAACTCCCACCGGTATGCCACGGGGCGTATCGATGACGTGACGCAGCTCGTGTCTGCCTCCTGCGGGCCGGTACGGTTGTTGCAGACCACTGGAGCGGTCGGGACTGAGGAAGACGAACAGGAGCCCAATACACGCTGGTCGCTGGGGCAGATGTGATGGGTTCGTCGTGCGACTGCTGCGGCTGCCAGCGCCGCGACAACTACCGCGCCCACCGAGTGGTCGCCAAGCAGCGAGACGCTTTTGTCTACGAAACGTCGTTTGCGTCGCGGACCAGCACCAGCCGGGATTTTTCGGAGTTGTATGACCGCACCGGCCCGGCGGAGCTGGTCTGGCAATACAGCCGCGACGGTGACACGCTCGGGCCGTACAGCATCGAGTGCGGCCGCAGTTGGCAGGCTGTGACGGAGACCGGCGGATCGTTGACGCAGGTCGGTTCGTACTGGCCTGACGACGGGGCGGCCAAGGGCGGCGAATCGACGCTGGTGGGCGTTTACGGCAGCGAGTTCAAGGTTTTGGCCACGTTCGCCTCGCGCGTCCATGGAACGGGGGCGGCCGAGTTGTCTTTGCAGGCTGCTGGTTTCACCGTCAGCCTGGCCCGCGAGTTTTATGACATCCTGCCCGGCGCTGCATCGACCTACAAGTTTCCCCTTTGGCCGACGTTCCCAGAACTGGGCGTGGTCAACGAAACGGGATCGTTCACGGGCTTGGTGGGTCGCCAGTCAGAACGCGCCGCGCTGACGTTTGGCGACACCACCGTGTGGGCATGCCAGACAGGTGACCGGACGCAGACCTTCCTCGGGGGCGTCTCGTTTGGTTTCGTCATTGGATACGAGTCTGGGTTTTCGCCGCTTGGAGAATCGGGCGGCTACGTCACGGCATTTGGCCCGCTGCGCGTGCCGGCGTTCACCACGTCGCTGCCAAACCGAAACACTCTCCTACAGCAGTTCGCCATCAACCGCGGCAACAGCGGCGAAGACAACGCCGAGCGGTGGCCCGTCGGCGATGTCTTCACGCCGACACCGTACCCACGCAGTCAGGTTGGCTACTATCCCGGACCTGTGGCGTTTAAGGGGCGGCGTGTGAAGGTCTATCGGGATGACGAGCTGATCGACACGCTCCTAAACCCGACCGAGGCGCAAGCGCTCGCAGTCACATCCGAAAACGGCGAGTATCTGCTAGTTAACGAAAACGTTGAGGAGGCCGATCCGGAATACGAGGGCGAAGGCCTGGACGACCGCCGGCGTGTGGTCAGGCCGCTGAAAGAGTTTCGGTCGTTTGCCATTGATGATTCGGCGCCTGTCATTGGCTGCTCGGCGCCGCATGACGCTTATGTCGGTTTTCCGCCTTCACAGCAGGCCGGCGACGTCAACGGCACGGGCACCAACAACCTCTTCGGATGGGTGAACGCCACAAAACCTGTGGTCCTCCGAGATGACGAGCCCGAGACAATCGACAACTACGTCCACAGCGACGACCTGTCGGACATGGTCCCGAACGCGTATATCAACCGGGCGAGCTATGTGTTGACGTCAGATGGTCTAACCGACGTCTATACCCGGCCGGCAGGGACATACGAGGTCCAATCCAGCGACCTCGTCGACACGCCTTACTGCCTGTTCGGAAACTACGCTGAGTCTGTGCCTACGTTCGACGTGACCATTCATGCGGTCCCGGCGGCGTTAACGGTTCCGTATCCGCGGCTGGAAGATCCTGGCTTTTATACGGCCGGCTATTTCCGTGCGCGGCTGGCCAGTGAAAAGGTGACAACGGTCAAGCTGCGGTTTTTTGGCGGTCGGGTTCGGGCTTCCACGGTCACGTCCAGCCAGCTGACCCTTACCCGCGACGGCGAGGAAGTGGAGGGCTGCACGCTGTCGCAGCTCGACGCGGAGACGTGGCTGGTGGCAGTTCCCGAAGCGGCTCAGACGGCCGGTTCGTTTTTCGTCCTGACGTACGACCCAGATGGCGACGTCGTGGCGATCGACAATGCAGGCAACGAGATCGAAGATGCGCCCGTTGTGCTGGCTACCCGCTGTGCGTGGCTCATGGCCAGCGAGAATGGCTGGCCCAAAAAGAGCGACACGCAAGTGACGAAAAATCTCGACCTCGGCCCGATCGCAACGATTGGGCAGGCAAACGAGACGTATGACGAACAAACAGGCGAAATGGTGCTTGATAGCACCGGCAACGCATTGATCACCGACTGGGGCACCGTGCGGTCGTCTACCGAGGTCGACGAGTTTGACCCCAACCTCCCAGAAGATTCCCCCGCGACGGCATTGTGTTCGTGGTTTGGCTTAGACACCACGATCGACCCGTGCCCGCCCAAGGCGCTGCGGTGCCCGGCCCCGCGATCTGAACAGCGTCACTCGTCGCTTTTTCGTTCGTCTGAGGACATCCACAGTTTCCGGGTGTCGATGGTCACCAAGGCACCGATGGACTACCGCCCGCCCATATGGTTGACGCATACAGTCGGCCGCACGCTGTATGGCAAGCGGCTCCCCCAGAACCTGTGGGGCTGCTTGATCGCCACGCAGGCGATCCCGCTAGATCCCGCGCCGGTCAACTACTTCGGAAGCCCACTGCTCTACAGCTACGCTGTCGAAGCCGGCGTGTTTTGGTTGGCTGCCGGTCGTCAGGTGCTTGAATATGGCGGCCGAAAGACCGCGGTCCTCGGTGAACTGATGCTCGAGGTCCGGCAGAGCCTGCTGGTCCGGGAAACATACCTTGGGACCAACCGCTATTTCCTGCAAACCGACGCCGACGTGATCACGCTGTCAAAGGACAAGGAAGACCTGCTAGTCAGTGGCGAGGCCATCGAATACCCCAGCGTTTTCGATTCCAGCATGGTAGCCCCCTTCAAGCTGGCCTATTGGTGGCGCATCGAGAAGGTCTAGCAGACCCCCTCCGAAATCTGGGCCGACCGGCTGAAAATGCGGGCGAAACTGGCGTTGGACGCCACGCGAGCCGCGGCAGAATCAGATCAGAGGAGGCCACGATGGCACGGGCTCGCAGGACTCGCACCGTCTACATCGCCGACCAGCGGTGGAAGATCGTGCGGGCCAGGCTGCGAGGCAAGTACGGCGAATGCGACTACACGAACCGAACGATCCGCATTCACCACACCCTGGCCGGCACGGATCTCCTCGACACGCTGCTGCATGAACTGATCCACGCCCGGTGGCCGGATCTGTTGGAGTCGAGCGTGGAGGAGTTTTCGGAAACCCTAACGGCTGTGCTGGACGCGGAACGCTTCCGCCGGCCAGAAGACGAGGAGGACTGATGGCAAAGCGGCCCCCGCTGATGGACGACGTGCTGGCCAACCTGCCCAAGAAGGGGACCACGCCCTGGCACATGAAGCTCCCGCCTGACCTGCTGGACGAGCTGCGGCAGGTCAAGGCGGCGTTTGAGGCCGGGGCGATGCCCAAGGCGACCAGAACCGGGCTGGCGTTCGCCCTGTCGAAAAGCCTGAAGGCCCGCGGGATCGACATCGGCCATCGAGGAGTTGAGCAGTGGCTGCAAACAAAAAGTTGATGGACGAGGTCGGGGACGAGCTGGCCAGCGTCGACCGCCTAGCGGCTGATGCCGAGATTGCCCGCCTTCGCAGCGAGGTGGCGAGCCTGAAGGGTCGCTACAAGGCCGCGCTGGCCCAGATCGATCGGGAGCGCGAGCGCGCGGACGCCATCGCCGGGATGGCCGGCATCAAGGCCAAGCCGGTCAAGCCCGGCCGTTTGACCAAAAGCGTCAAGGGATCGGCCACGGTGATCGTGGCCCTCTCGGACTGGCACGTTGAAGAGCGGGTCGACCCGGTCACCGTGAACGGCCTGAACGACTACGACCTCGACGTGGCCGACCGGCGGATTGGCGAGTTGTCGGAGCGGTTCGCCGTCCTGCTCGAGCACCAGCGGCAGCTGGTCAAGGTGCCGCGGGTGGTGGTCTGGTTGGGCGGCGACTTCCTCAGTGGTCATATCCACCCGGACACTGCCGAGATGGCCCAGCTGCCTCCGCTGTCGGCGATCCGGTGGGCTGGCGAGCGGATTCGCGGGTTTCTGGACATGGTGGCCGACATGACGCCCGAGGTGATTGTGGCGACCAACAGCGGCAACCACGGCCGGTCGACCGAAAAGCTGCGGATCGGAACCGAGTTGGATCACTCGTTCGAGCAGCACATGTACCTGACGATGGCCGGGCAGGAGGCCCGCAAAAACGTCCGGTGGCAGGTGGGCGAGGGCTACTTGAACGTAGTCGACCTCGACGGGTTTCGCGTGCGGTTCCACCATGGCCATGCAGTTTCCTATGGTGGGGGGGTCGGGGGCATAACCATCCCGACGAACAAGGCGATCGCCGCCTGGGACCGGATTGACCGGGCCGACCTGACCGTGTTCGGCCACTGGCACCAGTTCTCCTGGCTGCGGGCCGGCCGCTACGTCTCCAACGGCAGCCTGATCGGCCATTCCGCCTACGCCACGCGGATCAAGGCGTCCTACGAGCCGCCCTGCCAGGCGTTCGTCGTGGTGGATCACGAGCGCCGCGAAGTGACCGACGCCAAGCCGCTGTTCTGCGACCGCGACCTGAAGCAGCGGGCCGCCACATGATCCTGGACAACAACCACCTAGCCGACATCCGGCGCCGCAAGAATCGCTATATGGGCCAGTGGACCGGCACTGCCGGGTCACTGGCCGCTGACTGTCATCATCTCATGGAGGACCGAAAAGAAATGGCCGCAACGATCGAGAAGCTGGAACAGGAAAACGCCGATCTCCGCCGGGCGGTCGAGGACAGGCTGGCCGGTGGCAGTGAGTCGTGTTGCGACGGCGGCCCGTGCCACCCGCAGGCGATTGTCGACGAGCCGGCCAGCATCCCGGTCGACTGGATCCTGCGTGGCCAGGCGGAACTGAAGTCGGAGCAGCAGGCCCCGCGGTTCCGGGGCGACAGCATTATTGCCGCGCCGGTCGACGAGGACGCGCCGGCCGCGGAGCGGCTGCTGCTGACGGCCCTCGAGGTGATCCGCGACCGGCGGCCAAAGTACGGCGGACCAAAAAAGCATTTCGCGCGCACGGTCGGCATGATCAACGCCGCCTTTGCCGAGGTGCTGAAACGACCGCTGACCGAGGCCGACTGGGCCGTGATCATGACGCTGGATAAGGTCGCCAGGTATATGGGGCCATCGAAAACGTCCGACGGACCCGTGGATCTTGCCGGCTACGCAGCGTGTCTGGCCGAGGTCGAAGCCCTGCCATAGCCCCTGCGAGTTGGCCGCCGCCCGTCGTAGCGTGACGGGGCGGAGGCTGACGTGATCGCAGACGCTCATTTCAGGACCAGCGGCGGACGCCGGGAGCCCATTGCGGCTCCGGGCGACTGCGTGTCGATCGCCAAACTGTTCACGCCCAGCCAGGCGACGTGGGGCAAGGTGACCAGCCGGCAGCCCGATCCCCGGTCGCGTGCCGCCCTCGAGCTGGCCGCCTTTCGGCTGGGCGTGAAGCCCGCCACGCTCGCCAAGGCCATCGTGATGGGGGTGTTTGATGGCTGAAAGCCTGAGCGACGAGCTGACCGGCACGCTGCGGACCGTGTTCCTGTTCAGCCGGACCGACACGCAGGAACTGGGGTCGATCGCGAACACCGCAAGCAAGATCACCAACTACCAGTTCACCGACGGTGCTGGGTCCGGGCAGGCCGACCTGGTCTACGCCGAGACCAGGACGATCCCCGCGAACACGATGGAAACGTTTGACCTTCTGAACCTCGACCAGCCAACGCTGGGCGTGAACGTGGCGTTTACGTTCCGGCAGCTGCGGGCCATTCGGGTCGTGAACGAGTCGGCCGTGTCGGGCCAGAAGCTGTTTATCGGGGTCAATCCTGGCTCGCCGACGTCCGTCTACGCGGCCGAGGTCGGGCCGGGCAGCGAGTGGCACGCGGTCAACTACCTGAACAGTTGGCGGGTGACGTCGGAAAACTCCAACGTTTCGATCTCAAACCCCAACCCCACGGGCGTCAACTACTCGCTGTACCTCATGGGGACCAGCGTCACCGGGCCAACGGGACCGTAGCCAATGGCGTCGACGTTTTCGCTATCTGGGTCGCTACGGGTCTCGCCCATCTGGGTCGAGCCGCTCGACGCTTCCACGGTTACCGACGCCACGTCGGCGCTGATCTCGTTCGCGTTGGAGAACGGGACAGCGAGTGGCCAGGCCAATGCCTACTGGCGGGATCTCGTCAGCGTATCGGCGACCAGCACGACGACCATCAACCTGACGGCCCTGCCGATGAACGTTTTCGGCACGGCCGGCACGCTGGACATGGACCGGCAAAAACTGCTGTTGATCCGAAACCGCTCGACCACCATCGGCCTGACGGTGGCCCTGGGCACCTCAGTGACCGCTGCCCTCAACGCTGGCGGCGTGGTGCTCGCGAGCAGCACCGCGGCCGGCTGGTCCGAGACATCGCTGACCCTGACGAACGCCGGGGCGTCCGCCGTCAGCGTCGAGGTCTACCTAGTGGGAGTCAAAGCATGATCGCCGACGCACCGATTTCCGCCGCCAGCCGGTTTACCGACGTGGTGAACGCCGCCCGGGCCTACGTCCTGACTGCCAAGCTGGCCGCGGCCGACGGCCTGACGTGGGCCGAGTTTGGCGAGCTGCTGGTGGGACTGCTGCGGCTGTCGGTCCAGGCGGCCGACCTGCTCAACGTGCCGGGCGAGCAGAAGAAGGCCGTCGTGATGGAGGCCGCCGCGGCCCTGTTCGACGCCGTGGCCGACAAGGCTGTCCCGACGCTGGCTTGGCCGTTCTGGGTGCTGGCCCGGCCGGCCGTGCGTTCGCTGGTGCTGGCCCTCGCGAGCGGGGCCGTCGAACAGATCCTGCCAATGGTGAGGGCTTCCTGATGCTGACCGCCGCGTTGATAA